TCATAGTAATAGATATTTGGGTATTTTGTTTTATTATATTTCATTGTATTCTCCTTGTTTATCAGCTTCTGGACAAGGTCTAAACATTGAGAATATTGACATCACCCCTTTCATGGTGTAAAATAGGGTATAGAAAAGAGGCCTTTTTAATGGCTGATTTTTATACAGGATAAGCTTCACAATCAAACTTTGGCGAGGGAGATTGTGGGGCTTTTTTTATTCATTTAATTTTTCAATAGCTTTCAGGGCCTGTTCTTCAGTAAACTGAGCATCTTTATCTGTCAAACTTTTAAGTATTTCTTGGTCAGTCTTACCTTCACTTCTTTCTTCTTTTGCAATATCGAGCGCTTCATTAACCCAAACATCACCAACATTCTCAACAGCATATTGAGCAGCTTTCTTTGAATATTTGTGACTCGCACTTTCTGTTAAATACCAAAGAAGTGTTTTTTCAGAAAATGACGCTTTACTTTCGACAAGTTCTTGAGCCGTTTTAAGCGCACTTGCTTTTTCTTCGTCTGCTTTGCTTGACGTTTGTTTTGTAAGAGCATTTGAACCACCGATAGCTAAGATAGCTACCAATATCCAAAACCAAACTTTTTTATAAAAAGGTTTAGAATCTTTTTCTTTTTTCATAACATCTCCTTAAATTATATTTGCTAAATTATAATATTCCTCTTTTACCATGATTTCATTTGTCACGGTTTTTAGATTGTAGTAGGACATGAATTTGAGATAATCAAACTCTGTGGGGTCGTCTAAGCTTTCTATCGCATCTTTTACGAGATGATGGATCATATTCCTATCAGCTTCGTTTTCACAGCGTAGGCGAGCGTTCTGGTACTCTGAGCGTGTGTGATCCTTGTGTCCTAGTTCATGCAGTAGGACTTTAACTCTTTCTTTTTTGCTGAGTTTACTCGACAGGAAAGCTGTATTGGTTTCTTTTTCGTAAAATCCAAGTTCGTCAGGCATCAAATCTCCATCAAAATCGATAATACGAATCTGAAAATGACTTATAATTTCTTTTTCAGTCACTAAGCAATACCTCTAATCACCAGCTTCTTTTAGATAACCTTCAATGATAGACTGGATGATTTTTTTCTTTTCATCTGTTAATTCTCGACCGCCAAACATCATGACATTCGATGCCATTTCTTCAACATTTAGAACTTTCCCTTGCCATGTATACTCCTTGGTATCATCTGCAAGATTAGGATTTTCAGTACGACCTAATAAGTAGTCTGTACTAACACCAAAATAATCGGCTATTTCTTGTAGTCTGTCAGATTTTGGGTTACCTTTTTTTAGACTATAAAGATAATTTGTACTATATCCTAACTTTTCTTCTAAAATATTTAAAGAAATTTTCTGTTTATCAGCCAATTCTTTAATTCTGTCGAATGCTAAGAACATTGATATTTCAACCTTTCTAAGCATTACGAAAAAATATTTTAAAATTAGTTATAAAAACCCTTGACAAAATCTAAAACTAGTTTTAAAATAGTATTCGTAAGCTAAAGAGTTAGCGAACAAGACAACTAAAAAATAAAGCCTAATGAAACTGATTGGCGTCCGTTTTCTAGGTATAGCCTTACTTTTAGTAGGTCTTTTCTCTATGTCTATATTCTAAAACTAGTTTTAGAATTTGTCAAGTGGTTCGCTAACTTTTTAGATAATTTTTTAAAAAGAAAGGAGAGAGGAAATGGCAAAGCTGAGTATCTCTCTAAGAAGTACGTCTGTAAATGAAGCTATTGAAAAAATAGCTTACATTAAAGAAGCACATCCAGAAGATGTGCTCAAAATAGATGTTACGATTCTGGATGATTATCTTTTAAATTCGTAACAGTTTCATAGAATCGCTTGTAGAACTGTTCAATGGTTTCCTCTGTTAATACAGATTGTCGGATACTTTGTGCGACTCTAATATTAAAGTGTTCGACGGTAATCTTTGTAAGTTCTAAAGCGATTTCTTTGTCAGACAGTGTCATTAGATCACCTCCTTTCTGAGTTTATTATAGCAGAAAGGGTAGAACAATAGAAAGGAAGAATATGAGTAAAGAACTAAAAATAATTAAGGCTAAAATCAAAACTCGTTTGATTGAGCTGGATATGACTCAAGCTGAATTGGCAAAACAAGTATTTGTAGCACCATCAGTTATTTCAGAGTTGCTGAAGTATGGCAAAGGAAGTGACTCTGTGAAAGAAAAAGTCACAGATGTTTTAGGAATTGAGAATCCTTGGAGAAATCACTGAGAGGTCCATACATGCAAGCGAAAATAATACTGAATTGGCAAAAGAAAAATCACCAACTGAGTCAGTTGATAATCGATAGTCTTGAGGGACTAGATGTTTGGGAAACTATTTTAACACTGGGGAAAGTAAGAAGAGGAATGTTATGAACAATGTGAGACAAGATAATGATCTCATCAAAGAAATCATTGAGAAACATTTTGAAAATATGGTCGATGATGTTTTGGCACATACAGAAACCTATTATGAAGCTTTAGGAGCTATTGCTTCCATCAAGGGATGGAATATTCCACACATGATTCACCTAGTTGATTGTTTGGGGAAAGCTATCAGAAAACGTGCTATGCAACAAAAAACACCTAATCATAGAAATTAGTGTTAGAGGAGAGGAATATGAACGAAATTTTTAATTTTCACGGACAGGATGTCCGTACTTTGACAATTGATGACGAGCCTTGGTTTGTCGGGAAAGATATAGCAGAGATTCTTGGATATGTAAATTCAAGAGATGCATTGGCAAAACACGTTGATGAAGATGATAAGCTAACGTCGCAAATTGCGACGGCAGGTCAAATGAGAAATCAGACAGTTATCAACGAATCTGGTCTCTACTCTCTCATCCTTTCAAGTAAGCTACCACAAGCAAAAGAATTCAAGCGCTGGGTGACATCAGAGGTCTTGCCAGCCATTCGCAAGCAGGGTGGTTTCATCCGTGAGGACTTGGACGAGGATGCCTTTATCGCTCTATTTACTGGACAAAAGAAATTGCGTGAGCAACAGGCGACCATGCTGGAAGACATTGACTATCTCAAGAGTGAGCAACCGATTCATCCGAGCTATGCTCAATCACTCCTGAAGAAGCGTAAGGCTCGTGTAGTAGCTTGCTTGGGTGGGATTGACAGTCCAGCTTATGCTGACAAAATCTTCGCTCAATCTGTCTTCAGGCAAGCAGAGATTGATTTCAAGGATCATTTTAATATCAGTCGCTATGACTTACTGCCAAAGAAATTCGCAGAAGCAGCGTTGAAATATTGGATGACTTGGGAACCAAGCACCAATACTAAGATGAAAATCATGAAATTGAACTCATTTGACGAAGTGTAGGAGGGGGAAGAAGATGGACAATGTTCTACTTTCATTAACGGACTGGATCAAATCCATTATCAAGGACACGATCACAAGGTTGGTTGAAATAGAAAAAGATAGTGACCACTATCCTGAATTGATGGACGTAGGCACTACATGCGAATTTCTAGGAATCAACTATGACACATTTTCAAATAATTATCGTTACATGAAGGGATTTCCAAAAGAACTCCCTGGTAAAAAATGGTCAAAAAGAGCCATCAAAGAATGGCTCTCAAATCAAATCTAATAACTTTACTAAAAGGCTTCTGGACAAGGTCTTAGCAAAATTATTTGACTATATTATAGCATAAAAAGAGGATAAAAAACATGAACAATTTACAAATTATCGCAGTAGGCACACTAGCATCAGTAGTCTTGATCGAATCACTGATGATGAATATCAAGCTCAAAATGGCAATGAGAGCAAAAAAGAACATTCAATTTCAAGCGCCACAAGTTGAAAAAGGCTTTATCGACTTTAAAACAGGTCGACGTGTGGATATTGATCCCGTTACACGAAAAGAAACATTTGTGGATTAAAACGGAGGGTATCAATGGTAGTTAAAAACAAGCGATACTACTGGATTCAACTGGCTCAGGATTTTTTCAAGTCTAAGGAAATGAAATTGCTTCGTAAGATTGCAGGTGGCGATACGCACACTATCATCTATCTCAAAATGATGTTGATTAGTTTAGAGGATGGCGGGCACATCTACTATGATGGGCTTGCTGACAATCTAGCTGAAGAAATCGCTCTTGTCATTGACGAGAATGTTGAAGATATTAAAATCACTCTGATTTTCTTAGAGAGTAAGGGCTTGCTGACTAAAATAAATGACAGAGATTATTTCTTAGAACAAGTTCCTGAAATGGTGGGTAGTGAGACAGCGAGCACTCGCAGAAGTCGCAAACACAGAGAGTTGAGGGGGTTGCATTGCAACACCATTGCAACAACTTGCAACGGAGATATAGAGATAGAGAAAGATATAGATACAGAGATAGAGAAAGATGTAGATGAAAATCCAGTCGCACTCATCGTCGAAGAATATCAATCTCGTATTGCTCAGTTGGATGGAACTCAATTTGAAATCTTAAAAGAGTTCATCACTTTGGATGGTATGGAAGCGAAAGTTGTTCTGAAAGCAATTGGACTTGCTGCTGATAATGGTAAAAGGAACTTTAGTTATATCAGAGCGATTTTGACAAATTGGAAAAACGATGGAGTTTTGACTATTGCAGCAGTCGATGAACGTGAGCGAGCTTACAAGGAAAGTAAAATCAGCAAATATCCAGGCAATCAGAAATCAAATGTTCCTGAATGGTCACAACCAGACTATGTCAATAAGACTAGTGATGAGACCAAGGAAGAGTTGGAAAAACGGAAACAGGAAATGCTGAAGCGTTTGGATAATGGAGGTGGCTGATGTTTATTTTAAAGCATGGGACAAGAGAGGATAAACCGTACTTGATGTCTGCTAAAATCGGCGTGACTGGAATAGATATCTCATTTTCAGAAGAGAGGGGAGCGATTCGGTTCGTTTCTCGTGCAGTCGCAATGCAGGTGGGCAAAGCACTTAGATCGTTTGGGAATTTTTATGTGATTCAGGTGAAGAGATGAAAGATATCAGAATACTAGATGCGTGTTGTGGGTCTAGAATGTTTTGGTTCGATAAAAAGGAACCACACACAACATACATGGATAGACGTGAAGAGGAATTTGAGATTCACAAAAAGAAAATCAATGTTAAGCCAGATATTGTCGCAGATTTTCGAGACATGCCATTTGATGACGAAACATTTAACCTTGTTGTATTTGATCCGCCTCATCTTCTATGGGCTGGTCAGAAATCATTCATGCGTGCTCAATACGGACAACTAGATTTACTGACTTGGAGGTTAGATTTACAACAAGGTTTTGAAGAATGTTTTAGAGTCTTGAAAACAGGTGGAACACTTATTTTTAAGTGGTCTGATGCTCAAGTGAATGTTAAGGAAATTTTGGAATTGGTTCCGCATCAACCGCTTTTCGGTCAGCAACGTGGGACAACTCACTGGATGGCTTTTATGAAATTTTAGGAGGTATTGATGTTAAATCTTTACTTCGTCTATAACGGGCACTGTCAATTCTTCCTTGGGACGTTTAATAACGTTGATGATCTCATTGAACGGATGGAAGACCATCAATGGGCATTCTCGGCTATCACTCACCCAAGGTTTCAGAAGCACATTGGTCAGCGGACGACACGATTCGACTACGGTGCTAAGGACTGTTATTACTTAGCAACTTTTTCAGGAGGAGAATAATGGCTAAAAATATTTTAATGGATTTAGCATTTGAGAATTTTCACAAATGTATGGGAATTCCTGATTGGAACGAGTCTGATGAAGTAATTCTTGTTAGCTCAGCTAACAAAGAACAAATTGAGTCAGCTGAAAGTTACCGTTCAGACGGAAAATGTAATTACCTTGGCAAACGAATTTGTATATTCTGTGGACAAGTGAAGAAAAATAATTACATCACACTACATAAATCTATGTTAGAAAAAATTATTAAGACAATGGGATCATTTAAAGAGACGGAGGAAAAAGTAAGATGAATACAAAAATGAATTTGGAAGAAAAGGTTCAACAGTGGTTTGTTGACCGAAATTTACATGAAGCAAATCCAGTCAAGCAGTTCTTGAAGCTCATGGAAGAATCAGGAGAACTATTTGAGGGCATTGCAAAGGATAAATCTGAACTGATTTATGATGCGCTCGGAGACATCCAGGTAGTTTTGATTGGACTTGATCAACAGATCAAGAACGGTGCTCAGATTTCAGCGAATCAACAGGAACTTGAATTGTTGCTGATGGTTTCTAGTCTGGGTAATATCGCTCAGAAGCTATACGCTCATGTCTGTCACAATGAGACACAGATTCCTTTAATCAAAGCAGACTTGATGTTTCTTGACAGTGTGGTTAGTACGGTTTCATTTTGTAATGGAACTACAGCTGAAAATTGCTTAGAAGAAGCTTATGAGGTCATCAAAGACCGCAAAGGTAAGATGATTGACGGGGTGTTTGTAAAAGAGGAGGATTTATAAAATGAAAAAACTAGGAATTTTTATTGGTGTATTACTCGTAACAATTATCTCACCGTTTGTTGTTCAATTTGGTTGGAATGAGATTGTAACGACAATCCTCCCTGTCGGAAAGATTTCGTTTTGGCAAGCTTTGGGAGTAGATGCTTTACTAAGCTTCATAAATCCAACAATCTATAGTGATGAATATATTTCAAAAAAACTTACTCAGGCCATTTCAAAGATTATATATTTTGCATTTGTTCTGTGGCTAGCTAGTTTGTTTATTTAAGGAGGATTTAGCATGGTACCGAAGTACAGAGCGTATGATGGCGGCTCATTAAATCGTATGTATCAACCGGACGAAGTGATAGTTGGAAATGGAGATATCTGGATTATTGATGAGGATTCTGTTGCTGGTGAATGGATTGTGAACAATGACATTCACCTCATGCAATCAACAGGCCTTTTGGACAAAAATGGCAAGGAGATTTTTGAGGGGGATATAGTTGATTACAAGGGCAGAAAAGCAGTTATCAAATGGCACGGATCTTATGCAAGTTTTATTTACATATTTGTAGATGAATTACAGAAAAGAGTGGCAGGATGGAGTCCACTATATCTTGCTTATTTTCATTTTGAAGTAATTGGGAATAAATTTGAAACCCCAGAATTTTTGGAGGTCGAGGAGTGAGATATTTAAAAATCCTATGTGTTGTTCTACTCATGTCCTTCCTCGTAGCATGTCACCAGATTTCGAGCGGGACGGTTGTAGACAAGTACATTGATGAACCTCACACAACATTCATTCCTGTCATGACAGGAAAAAGCTCGGTACTGGTACCAACCAGAACCAAAAGAAGATATATCCTAGTCGTTTCAGGACAAGTAGGAAATAAGCACGTTGAAGAAACATTTGAAGTGACAGCCGAGGAATACAAATACTATGAAATTGGCAACACTTTTATAAGAGATGCGGTTTTAGAAAATGATGAAGGAGAAAGAGAATGATCAATAATGTTGTGTTAGTAGGTCGATTGACTCGTGACCCTGAGTTGCGATACACACCATCAAATGTTGCAGTTGCGACTTTCAGTTTGGCAGTGAATCGCAATTTTAAGAATCAGGCAGGTGATCGTGAAGCTGATTTTATCAGTTGCATCATGTGGCGCCAGCAAGCTGAAAATTTCGCAAACTGGTGCAAAAAAGGGAACCTGGTAGGAATCACAGGCCGCATCCAGACTCGTAGCTATGATAATCAGCAAGGACAACGTGTCTATGTGACAGAAGTGGTAGCTGAAAGTTTTCAAACACTTGAAAAGAGGGATAATTCCGCGAATCAGTCAAGCATGGAAAACCAGATGCCACCAAGTTTTGGAGCAAGTGATCCGATGGATATTCCAGATGATGGATTGCCGTTTTAGGGAGGTGTGAAGGATGAACAGACTGAAACAATTAAGAAAAGAAAAGGGGTTGACTCAGCAGGAATTATCTGAAGTAATAGCTGTCTCATACCGAACTATACAAAATTGGGAAAATGGGGAGAGTCAAATCAAATCTAATAAAGCAAGTCAGTTAGCAGATTATTTTGGAGTAAGCGTAGGATACTTGCTTGGTTATGAACCTGAAAGTGAGCAAGTTAGCAGCTATCAAAAAATAAAAATTTGCTTCTCTAATGGTGAAGAACTTAGTTTTCTAGTCAGAAATTTTACAGAAAAAGAACTTACAAAGATTACTAGTCAGTTCAACAATGGAAATTTGATGAGAATTAGAAATTTGTCTGTCAACCCTAAGAATGTCAATTATTTTTATGTTGACGATTTTAAAGAAAGCGAGGAGTTTGAGAATGAACATACAGGGACTAATTGAACGATATGAAAAATTTAAAGCTAGCAAGAAGAAATTGACATCTGTTGATTTGGTTTTGAAAGACTTACGGTCTTTAGATGAACCAGAACCGTTGCCGTTCAAGTTAAAAGATGTCGTTCGTCGAATCAGAGGGTTTGATCCGACAACTCAAACCAGATGGCTTAATGACATTCTAAAAGAATTAGGGGACGACTACGGTTCAATGAAATATCGTGAGGGCTACGAGCAAGGTAAATTCGAAGGCTCATGGGTTGGTCAGCAACTGAAAGATGCTGATAAAATTCGATAAGAATTGAATAAACCAGTGATCCCACAGTTTGTGGCGGACTGGATTGAGGAATGTAAAGCAAAAGAGAAAAGGTTACTTACAGCTATCTTATACACGCCGGAGAAAGTTAATAGCTGGGTTGACAACTCAGAAAATCAAGAACTTTTCGCACTTGCTTGGATTCTAGGCTACGAGGTCGAGAAAGAGAAGCAGTATCGGATTAAATTAAAAAGTAACTCAAAAGAAATTGATTATTTGGTAAATACAGAAAGGAATGGACTTCGTTTTTATAGTACGATTTATACGCAAAGAAGGGAACACACTCGCAAAGAACTAGAAGACGCGGGCTTCGGCTGGGTATTTGATTGTCCAGGGATTGAGGTTGAGGAGGTGAAAGATGAGTGACTTTCTAAAATGTATCGGAGGGGTAACGTTGATTTTATCAACAGTTGCAGTCGTTTTCCTTGCTGTTTGTGGACTTATTGAATGGTATTTTACATGGGTGTTTTCAATTTTCCCGATCAAACCTTATTTAATCCCAGTTCTGTTAGTACATTCTTTTCTTTTTGGAGGGTTGGTATTACTTATAGGAAGTTTAGTTGAACTAATCGGCAAAAGGAAATCTAAAAGATAAAATATAGGAGGTCACAAATTGAAACGAAAAAGTATATCTAAAGCCATGAGACAAAAAGTCTTAGATAAGTATGGTGGTCACTGTGCTTATTGTGGAAAGGTTTTGGACCTAAAAACTTTGAGAGTGGATCATTT